ATTTATGCAACTCTATAGCTGTATTGTTTCTAATACCAATAGAAACCTTGCGCCCATATTTCTTAGCAACTGCCTTGATTGCGGGAGCGATTTCTTTCTTTTCTACTTGTGAAATGTAAGCCATTTTTTTGTTCCTCTCATAGCGGCTTGATTGCCTTGAACTATTTTTTTATATTATATGTTTAGCTTATAGTAAACAATTAGAGTTACTTATGTTGCGATTATTTCTTTTTAAATCCTTTTTTCATATTTGCGTATGCTTTGGATGATATAGTTGACTTCTTTTTACTTCGACTAATACCTTTCTTTTTGCGCGCGTTTATATTTGCATATAGTCCCTTACCTGGCATATCTTAAACCTTTCTCAATCAATTATCTATATGAAATCATAAGCTTTTTTATGATAAAATGCAAGTAATTAGTTATTATTAAGCCGCCCATTTCGCGCCGTTTCCATGTAATACAACTGCAACAGATTTGGCTTTAATACTTGAACCTTTGCAAAGTTTACAAGTAGCACAAGTAATGGCCTTTTCTTTTAACTTTATATCAGTAGCGGGACACAAAATTTCATTAGGTTGCAAGCTATCATTTTCACTTATGGTTCTAAAAGTTCGAATGTTAAGCTTCCAAAATTTACGCGCGTCTTTTAAAGAGTTAGCGCTTGCCATACAATTTGAATAATCAACACTTTTTAAATCATGCTGATGAGTGTAGCCAGTGTAAGATTTGGCCTTGCTAATTAACGCTTTAATTATATGACTTGGTACGGCTGCGGGGTCACCATATGCGCCTAATCGAATAGCTTCATTGGAGCCAAGAGAAACTAGGTCATTGACAAGTTTATATTTGTTGGCCTTGTAAGCTTTATAGATTGAATTTGGCCCATGGATAAGTGAAACATAACAAACGCGCTGTTTTGCAGTTCCTTTATCACCATTGTGAGCTATACCCTTTAGTGGGCAATTACCACAAATTGAAACATCTAGTCCCAATCTATTATTCTCAATTGGGCCTTTGCCATTGTCGTTAATAATATATAGGCTTGCCATCTTGCCAAGCTTTTTGTTTCTCTTGCTAAACGTTAAAGCCGCGATAATGGGCTGGCCGTCAATCTCACTAGGGCCGCGATAAATTAAACATGATTGTTTTTGCATTGTTTTAATCCTTTTTTTAAAATGGCTTATGCCTTGATTGATGTTTTTATTACATAAATATTGCTTATTGTACAGTATTAAAATTTTTAATATTATAATGCATATTCGTTTTTATACTTCCTTGCAAAATAATCAATTAATTTGGTTTCAATATAATTAACCAGGTAATCAGTAGCTTGTTTATCGCATAAAATGCCGCTTGTTTTAATTGGCAAATCATTATCAAATTTAAAGCTATTATTGTTATATTTTATAATATGGCTTTTTTCAAAACTATCAAATAATATATCCTCAAAAAAAGTTCTATAGAATCCGTTAATAGTTGGCTTTTTAGTTGCTTTACGATTATAAAAGTTAAGCCTTAACGTCAATTTATATCTTGGCTTTTCGTTATATTCATTAATACGCTCTAAGTCATATTCGGTTTTTCTTGTAATCATTTTTAATCCTTTACCAATTTATTGAATATGGTGTATGATAGACACTTGACATAGTATTGTGCTCATCCCAGTCTGAGCGTTCTTCGGGTGGTTCATAAAAGCTATTATATAGCTCATAAAACTGGTCTATTGTCGCAATTTCAATCAATGCTTCTAAAATATTTTGTGCATCATCGTTCAATTCAAGTATATCTAATAATATATCGTTTTTTTCTTTTTTTTCTGCTTCTGTCATTTTATTTCCTTTTTTTAGGTGGCTTAATTGCCTATCTACATGACTAATATAGAAACTACTTATAGTACAGCATTAGAAAAACTAATACTATGTAACAGGCTTTATATTCTCTAGTGCTGTTTCAACTTTTCGAGGCGTACCTAAAATATTTAACATAAGTATTAAATTATTATCTACCTGGCTTTGTACACTTAATTGCAAGCCAGCCATACTACCTGTTTTAAACTGTACTAACTCACCTTGGGTGTATTGCTTAAACACATCAGGTTTATATTTTTTTTGTCTATTTTTTTTTGAATGTTTATTGGTTTTGTAGCCTGTTGGATATATCTCTTTTAAATCATCAATAGCATTTAAGCTTAAACAATATGGTGCATCATTATGCATTATAAATCCATATATGTTAGCATTTTTGGCTATCAATTCAGCTAGTTTATTTGTATTGCCTTCAACCTTTATTATTAAATATCCTTTAAATAATGGCTCGACATAACTAATCCTTACGCGCTTTTTTCTTTGTTGCTTGCTAGTCCTTAAATATTTGGTTTCAAATGGCGTATATACTTCGATATCATTTTCACTTAAGTAATCATGCACGTTTAAAACTGCATCACTCTTAACTTTTAATATCTGCCACAGCATTAATATTCTCTAATTGGTATTAATTTAAAACTACTGCTATCCATTACATTTTTTGCTTGCTCTAAGTTACCACGCCATGCCAGTTTTGCCTGTAATGTTAGTGTCTTGGTAGAGCAATGCAAATAGCCACCTGCTGACTTTAAAAAATAACCCTTACCAGGTTTTGGCACAAAGCTTGCGGATATAATATTTTCGCTCTTGTTGCTTCGTTTGGGAAACTGATTAGGTGCATATTTACGCATTTTGTTAAAAGTGGTGTAGCTTATATCGGCTTTCTCTAATATTTCAAATACAGGCAGTCCTTCAAACCACAACTTCCTACATTTATGTATTTCAGCTATATCTGCATATTTTTTATATTGCTCAAATTTAGGCGCTACAAGCTTTAACTCTTTTTTCTTTTTAGTAAAACCACGTTTAGGCAATATATCACGATTGCGATGAGCAAACTTATCGAGGCTTGATTTACTTACACCTAGCTCTTTTGCTATCTGTTCAGGCGACATATACATATCACCCCACAACTTGGTAGCTAAAAGTATTTTTTCTTCTGTCCAAATCCAGCTAGTCATTTGGGTTATCAAGCTTGCCTTCTTCTATCCATGTCAACACATTTTTATAAACCTGGGGAATTGGGTCTATCTTGCCTTGCGAGTGCCTTATAATAGTTGACCTATTGCACCCACAAAAAGTTGCAAAACTTGCATAATTAAAACCCAACTTCTTTAATAATCTGCTATATTCGTCGTTTGTCATAGTTATTCCTTTTATTTTGCTTAGATTTACATAATATTTACCCTAATGCAACACTTTTTTAACATTAATTTTACTAATATTATACTATAAGTATTGCTAATGCGGAATTTATTTCCTTGACATATGTTTCTGCATAATATAGAGTGTAATTACTATAAAAGGCAATAAAGGTAATAACTATGAAACATACAATAGAATCAATTATAGAAAATTGCGGTGGCTCAAAGGCCATCGCTAACAACATCGAAAACCTTAAATACGATAGCGTCAGGAAATGGAAAATATTTGGAATCCCAGAACGACACTGGAGTACAATCATAAGGCTACATAAAAAACGATTGTCACCTAACAGACTTCATAAACTAAACAAGATTTGCAGAGGTGACTTCACATGAGAATACAAAAACATGAAGGCGAAGTCACTGAAACCTTTTACACTGAACATCCTTACTTCAATCGCATGATGTTACAACGTGCTAAAAAACGAGGCGACACAAGGCGGCAACATCACTTCCAGGAGTTGGTAATAAAAGAAACTACAGAGGCCCTAAGGAGGCTGTTAGATGAAGTTTAGCGAGCACCCGGATTACGTCAAATACAGAACGATACCGAATTACCTATATGCTAAGATAGCTCTGGAGCAGTGTGGCAAGTGTGGCTGTGGATGTGGTAGAGATTTGGAATTTGAACAACGTAAAATACGCATTGAGCATATTATGCAGAGGGCATTTGGCGGCAAGCATGAAGAAGGCAACATAGCGCTTTGGTGCGTTAAGCCTTGCGGACTCGCTAAAGACAGGAGAGACGCGGCTAACCGCAAAAAAGTTAGAAGCTTAACAAAGTCTACCAAGAAAAGTCAGAAGCCTAAACAAAAAATTGTTGGCCGTACAAAAATCCAATCGCGTGGTTTTACTCACAATTTTAAACCCAATATCAAGGAAATTGATTAATGTATAAACGTAACAAATATAACGCCATCAAAGTGAAGGATGATGGTATGACATTTGACAGTAAGCGTGAACACGCAAGATATTTGCACAACAAGCAAAGGTTAAAAGATGGTGAGATATCAGAGTTAGAAATACACCCAGTATATCAGATACTGGTGAACGACCAGAAGATATGTAGATATACTGCTGACAGCCAATATAAAAACAAAGAAGGCACTTTAATAGTGGAAGATGTTAAATCACCTATCACTGCCAAGCAAGCGCGATATAGGCTAGTTAAGAAGCTTATGAAAGCTGTGCATGGGATTACTATCCTGGAGGTGTACTAAAAAAATAGGGCGATAGAAAAGGATTAGAAAACTACCGCCCAGATGCCATTACTATTGGGGGAAACCAATGGCTTTACATAATATTAAATACAACATAACATATTGCAAGCAAAAAGGATTAAAAAATGCAAGATTATCACTCACCAGAGGCTGAACAGGCCATTATAGGCGGTTTATTACGCGATAACGACTACTACGATGTAGTTAGCAACAGCCTAGCGCAACAACACTTCTACAACCCAATAAACAGTAAGATATATATTATCATCAGCGACAGGCTAACATCTGGTCATAGTGTTGATGCAATATACGTAAAGAACCAATTGACAATGTTAGAGGTTGATGTTGACTTAGCAGAATATTTGGCAACGTGTGTTCATACTTTTGCTGGTGACGAAAATGTAGTTAAATCATATAGCGAGATAGTTATAGATTACGCTAAACGTAGAGAGGCAGATTATCTTACCAGAGCTTTGCAAGACAAATTGAATGACAATGAGCAAGCAATAGATACTGTATTGCAAGATTACGTTGCTGATATTGATGCTGTCATGCTTGATGGCAACAAGCAACTTACTAAAAGTGAAACGTCAAAACAGTTATCAGAAACTTTTATAGCAGACTTGAACGCAGATAAAGAGCAAGCAAGCTGTTACTCTGGTTACTACCATCTTGACCAGATGCTCGGTGGATTTGTTCCTGGGAGAGTCTATATAATGGCAGGAAGGCCATCAATGGGTAAGTCAGCAGTAGCTTTAAACATTGCAAAAAATGTAGCTATGCAGAGAAAAGGTGTAGTGTTCTTATCACTTGAGATGACTAACAGTGGCCAAAGTGAAAGAATTATCAGTAGTATTGGCGCTACTGCATATGGGCCTCAGAATTTTCCAATTTACAGTCAGTTGCGACACGCATGGCGCGAAAACAAATCTAGAAATAAGATACAGAGAGCCGCAGATACATTTGCTAAACTACCTATTGAATGGGAAGAGGGTATTGGATTAAACCTCAACAACATCAAGCTGGTAACGAATAGAGCCATACGCTCATTACGTGCAAGCGGTAGTGATTTGAAGTTACTTATTATTGACCATATCGGTCACGTTGCTGGAACGCGGCCAGGGCAATCAAATTATGAAAAGGTTACAGAAGTCAGTAACGCGCTGATATCCATAGCAAAGCAGTACGAAGTACCTGTATTGGCGTTATGCCAACTATCCAGGGCAGTAGAGCAAAGAGATGATAAGAGGCCACAGTTAAGTGACCTCAGAGAGTCTGGACATATAGAACAAGATGCAAGTTGCGTGATAGGTATCTATAGAGATTTCTACTATGCTGAACGTGAAGCCAGAAACGCCAGAGGTGATGATAATGACCTAACAGCAAGATTAACCGAAGGGCAAAACAAACTTGAAATGATTGTAACAAAAAACAGACATGGCAACATAGGTGAAGTCAATTTATATTGTGAGCTATCAAGAATGTTTATAGATAATCCAAACCAAGACTATAGGAGTAGAAAATGAAAAAAGGGATTTGGGGATGGGAAGATGCCATCACAAAAAGCAATTTAGAGCCAATGACTAGATTAGTGTTGCTGACATTGCGTACTTACATGAACGCAAAGAATGAGCAATGCTTTCCAGGTGCAAAGAAAATAGCACAAAGCAGTGGTATGAGTTTGAGAAGTGTATTTACACATTTAAAGAAAGCGGAGAAGGCTGGCTATGTTGTAATTACAAAGAAGAAAAGTCATAATGGTGGACACGATAGCAATGAATATACTGCTTGTTACCCTGTGCAGGAGGTGCATGACCTGCGTGCAAGAGTTGCACCACCGATAGTGCAGGAGATGCATACTAACATACAAGTTGAACAAACAAGTAAACATAAAGAGCTTTTTGAACAGGTTTGGAGTGAGATTAATAGTAAGCTAGTTAAATCCAGGCAGGGCGGTAAAAAAAGAGCATATGCTAGATTCGTACAGTTATGTAATGAACACGACCCTAACACGTTAGCTAATGCTATCAGAGGTTATTATAACGACCCACAACAAAAGAAAAACAATTATGCATATGCGGCGAGTATTGTTGCTTGCTTGGGTATTAAAGAATTATATGCAGGATACTTGAATGCTAAAATAACAAAAGAGGAGGGTAAGAGCGTTTATGAAAAATACATAGAAAAAAATAAATTGACAACGTAAAATAAATCCGTAGTATATACATATTAATAAAGGAAAACATTATGAAAACTTCAGAAACAATAACTAAAATTGCACCTGCGCTTGTGAAAGCTATAGGTTCTATCCAGGGAGCCGCTAAAGACGGCAGAAACCCACACTTCAAATCAAGCTACGCAACACTATCAAGCGTTGTAGATGCCGCTAGGTTACCGCTATTAGAAAACGGAATAGCTGTGATACAATGCCAAGGCGGTATTACTGAAAGCAATACAGTCGTTATGTCTACACGATTGCTACATACTAGCGGAGAATGGTTAGAAACAGTCTGCGAGGCAAAGCCTAAATCATTCGCACCCCAAGACATTGGCAGCTCTATTAGCTATTTGCGTAGATATGGATTAATGGCGGCAGTCAATATGCCAGCAGAAGATGATGATGGTAACGGCAGTTCATTAGGTAAACAGCAAGACGACGTTAAGTCAGTTGACCTAGAGCCTATGCTTATAAAGATATCAGAATCAATGGATAATGATTCCCTTGCTACAGTTGCTAAGGAAATTAAGTCTGCTAAGTTACCTGCCAATGCAAAAGCTAAATTGCGACAAGCCTGGGCAGAACAAAAAGCTACATTGATTGCTGTTGAGAAAGCAGAAGCGTGAAAATCGTAGACGTACAGCAAGGTAGCCCAGAGTGGTTTAGTGCGAGGTGTGGTAACTTTACTGCATCTCGCGTTAAAGACATACTTGCTAAGACAAAATCTGGATATAGTACATCACGCAAGAACATGATTGTGAAATTGGCCTTAGAGCGCATGACAGGCGAAATTGAGGAAACTTATAGTAATGCGGCCATGCAAAGAGGGAACGACCTCGAACCAGAAGCGCGAAATTTTTACTCCTTTGAAACAGATGTAATAGTTACAGAGATTGGTATGTGTATACACCCACAGCATGGGCATATTACCTGTAGTCCAGATGGCTTGGTGGGCGCTGATGGTTTAGTAGAAATCAAATGCCCTGCAAGTATGGCTAAAATGGTAAGCTACCTGGAAAAAGATGCACACGCTAAAGAGTATCAGATACAGTTACAACATCAGTTACTTGTGACGGGTAGGCAGTGGGTAGACATTGCTGGTTACGACCCAAGGTTTCCAGAGGGTTTACAGCTTGCTGTTTGCCGAGTAGAAGCTGATAAGCAAATGCAAGCAGAAATATTAACAGAGATACAAAGCGCAAACGAAGAAGTAAACGCGCTCGTAGAAAAACTTAATCAACTAAAAAAGGAAAAAACATGATTAACAAAGCAACACTAATTGGCAATGTTGGTAACGACCCGGAAATAAAAACATTTTCTAATGGCAGTAAAGTAGCAAACTTTAGCTTGGCAACGACTGACAAATGGAAAGACCGCAACACAGGTGAGATGCAATCTAAAACTGAGTGGCATAAAGTAGCTGTATTCTCAGAAGGTTTGATAGGCATTGTAGAGCGCTATGTAAACAAAGGTAGCAAGCTTTATGTTGAAGGCAAAATACAGACCAGAAAGTGGCAAGATATGTCTGGCAACGAAAAATCTATGACTGAGATAGTTTTAAAGGGCTTTACGGGCGTTATAACGCTCCTGGATAGTCGTGAGAGCAGTTTTGGTGGTGTTGGTGCAGACAGAGGCGGTTATGCTCCTGTGACGAAGCCTGTAGACCTTAACGATGAGATACCATTTTAGATGGGTCAGCATACAGTACAGATAAAATGTGAAGCAGATAAGGTGGAGTGTAAACGCCTTATCGACCTTTCACCTATTGGTACATATGTGCGTTATACCAGGAATGTCAGAACCATACCGCAAAACTCCAGGCTATGGGCATTACTATCAACTATATCAGTAGCTATGCGATGGAATGAATTTGAAGGTTATCACACAGGATTAAAGTCAGGTGAGAAGTATAGCCCAGAAGAATGGAAGGATTACTTTTGCCATATGTTACGCGGCAATAAATTTATGCCAGACGAACATGGGCGTGAGCAGATACCTGTTGGTATGTCTACCAGAAGCATGACTAAAGACGAACACAATGAGCTACAGGCTCTTATAGAAGCTTTTGCTGTTAGGTTTGGAATAGGAGTGAGAGACCTTGAAAAATAAAAAGAGAGAAGCAGGATTACAGAAAAGGCAGTATCACCATATGCCTGTCCAGGTGCTCAATGAGGTTGCAGATGCCATGACCGAAGGTGCTGACAAGTATGGTACTTATAATTGGAGATGGGAAAAACTGCATTACAGCGATTATTACAGTGCAGCACTAAGACATCTAATGGCCTTTTATGGTGGTGAGGATTGTGACCAGGATTCGGGATTATCACATATAACTAAAGCTATAGCTGGCCTTATTATACTGCGAGATGCTATGTTAAACAATTCTGTAATTGATGATAGGTACGAAGCCATAACTAGAATTGATAAGTAATGTCAAATATTGTAGATACAATAACATATGAATTATCTAAACAAAACAGCTCTATAGTAGATAGTGCAAATTATTTACTTAGTTGGAAAGTTTTATATGTTATTACATATTTTTACAAGCAGCCAATAATAATAAAAAATATAGATGGCACAACAGAAACACATTATTCGCATCATATTATTAACACAAAAAAAGTTACTAACTACATACATTACAGGGGTATTGAGAGTTACAATCCAACAATTACAATAAATAATAAAACGCAAAAAATGCCAATGTCTATATTAGAGAGTGAAGATATAATAGAAAAAGAAGTACACAAATACATTGTAGAAACAAACAAAACGCAAGTGCATAATAGTTTTACGGGTAAACACGATAAAAAAAAATTACAAACATTATTAAAAAAATTAAAAAATTAAGATACACAGTATGAAAATTTGCCATTGTAATAATAAAAAAAACACGCCTACTTATTTTTTAAATATTGTATTAGATACGGGTAGTGATAAAACACAAGATGAACATATATTTGCACCAAACATACATTGCGGTATTTGTGGTGTTAAAATAAAAGAGTCTGATTACCATAAAATAAACAAAAAATCTAAAATTTTGCGTGCAATGCAAGAAAAAAACGTAGAATTAACCCAATCAGTGCCTTATGATATTAAATATTATAAATGCATTGTTACTAAAAAAGGTGCAGACGCAAAATTACATACTGAAAAAGGTATATGTGAAGAAGGCGAATGTGTTAAATTTGATAGTAATCTGATACCAAGTCTCGTTAGTAATGGTTTTGTAGTTCGAGTTATTGATTAATAACGTCAGCTAAACTTTTACCATTAATGTAGAAAAACATTGAACGCTTGCCGTTAGCATTAATAATTACATCAGCACAAGCCCATGTCGATAGACCGACTTTGTAAGGTTGCTTTAAGGTAGATACACCTGTTTGCCATGCACCTCCGCTAATACCGGGCGAATGACTGTGGCCTATAACAGTTTTATACATAGCATTGGCAAAGCCTTTGATACTGCCTCTTGAACCATTAGCACCCCTATCGCCATGCTGACTTACATCTATGCCTTTTATATTTGCACGCTTATTTGCATTAACAAACTTATAACATCCTGGTATGTATTTTTGAAACGCACATTCTAATGCTGATTTATTTTTGTAAGCTATCTCAGCAAGCAATTCAGAACCTATCGCTGCATTGTGTGGCTCTTTGAGGTGTCTGCCTTCATTTAAGTAACGCTCAATATGCCTGTCATGATTGCTGTCTACTATCCAATTCTCTTTACCGCCTGTCTGCACTATATGTGCCGCAGTGTGTTTTAACTCCCACGCCAGACTGTTCATACGCATATTAAAGACTTTTATCTTATCAAGTAACTTGTGATGGTGAGATATAGATACGCCATCAAACACGTCATGAAATACGTGTATATCTGGTTTAAGTCTATCGCACAGACTAGCTCTAGCTTTTAGTATAACTCTATCGTGCATAGCCGCGTGGTCATCACCTCTAACAATAGCCGCTGCGTTTTCACCAGGTTGTAATCCCTCTGATGTCCAATACTCATTTAAGAAATAAAAACCTTTACCATCCCAAATTATTTGCGTGTGGTAAAATTTATCTCCAACAAGCTTGACGTATGTTGCCGCAAATACATGATTGAATTTAGCCTTACCACCAGCCTTTGTCCTAGTGTACGTTTTACTGGTACAGCTGCCTGTGGTTTGTAGCATTTTTGGTAGTTCATCACCCGGTGTTGCTGCCAAACGCAAGTGCAGTGATGTAGCGCCATATACAACAGACCTCTGGCCGCTATGAGCCTGCATACCAGATAAAGGGTCTACAGCGGTAGCTACCAAGCGTAATCCAGATACCATGAATGACTTGCTAAGTATCAAATCATCAAGCAATGCATAGTTATGTATAGCGACAGGCCATTGATAATCTTTTTTAGATATCAGTGTATTGTGTCTGTATTTGAGGGGAATGATTAACAGCTGACTTTTGTGATGTTTACTAAACAACTCTAGCGTGTCAAAAAACTTTTGGTTTAATGTGCTGTTATTTGTTGCAGATGTTATTAAAAATGACTTATACTTCTTCGCAGCTTTTATATCTAAGTTGCTTGGACACTCTACGTCATTCGTTTTATACTTAGGATTATGTGGCTCTAATTTAATACCTAAAATACGTTGCGCATTACTTTTATGTTGTCGCATTGAGCGCTCTGTATTTGTTTTAATGCCAGCCTGCTTCATAGCATCAGCAAGGGATGTGCTGTTAGGCCAAACTTTTGCTATTTTTTTAGCGCGTTCAATACTGGTGTGTGTTTTCATCAAGCAGTTCTTTTGTAGTGCTCATCTTCATAGCTAGTATTTTGACCTCGGCTACCAAACCACCAGCCTACAACCATTGCTGTCATGTTGACAAGAGCTAAGTCAAACGGATTTGCAAGCATCTGGTCAAACGCTGTGCCTATCAATGCTACTTGGTCATTCAAGTTAGTTACATCTTGCGTTAGCTTATCTGTAATAGCGTAGTATTCGCTAGTGCGTATGCTAGTCATTAAGACTAAATACCAAGTGATACCGGGGCGCGTTATTGATCGCATAAAGTTTGCAATATCGCCTAACATTGACTTGCCCCATCTAATCTTGCTTAGATTATTTTCAGCGTCTTGAGAGTTAGTAAACGCAGATATATTGCCAGCTATTTCTGTTAGTGCAATCTCTTGCTCAGTTTCTTCACGTTTTGCTTTCATTGACATTTCGGTCAGTGCTAACTCTTGCTCAAACTCCACACGCATACGCTCTGTTTGATGTTTAAACATATTGCGCTCATGCTTACGCTGCAAGAACGCGCCAAAAATACCAACGCCTGTTGATAGGATGGGGGATAAAATATCAATCATCTGACCAAAACTCCAATGACTTATCACCGCCAAACCAATGACGGCGGCGGCCTGTATCTATGTGTAAAAACGTCTGATAATAACCAAAGCCTGTAAAGCCAGCAGACTTACACATAAAGTTTAATTCTTCTTTGTTGTGATTACGCAGGGATATATCTACAGCAAGTTTTCTATGCTGGCTCAATGGCACACCGCCAACAGCTAGGTTATGCCTAAAGCATCTGTGTGCAGAATTAATATGCAACGGCTTTTCTATCTTTGTACGCACCCATTGCAGCTTATCTAGAAACTCTGGGTCATGATAGTATTGACCACAGTGCCTACATGATAGCTCCTTGGCACTAAAGTTAGGCCATCGGTCACCATCCCAATCGACTTTTATGTAATGTTTAGTTTTCATTCTTAATAATGAGTGCAGTGAGGTCTTTATGGTTTTGACGCATTTCAACGCCCAATGACTCAATGCTGCGCTCAACTCTTTTAACCGATTCACGTACATCATCTTTCCTTGCGAAGTTTTCATTCATATCATCTTTTAAATCATCTATACGCCCATGCGTTTTAGAATTGTCATTGCTTATCTTAGCCGACACTTGTCTATCCCTAGCAATAACACCGCCAACAAACGTAACTAATAATGCACAAAAAGTTAATAACGTCTTAACATCTACATTTGCTGGGTTTTCCATGATATTAACTTTCTAGCGCTTCTAAGCGTGTTTCTAGTGCTTCAATCTTAGCAATGGCATCTTGCAGTGCTGATGTTAGCAATGGCACAATCTTACTTTGGTCTATACCTTGATAATCTGGTACTTGACGTGTTGCCATAACCTTCTCTGTTGTTTCTCGCCATAGCTGTCCTTCTTCAAGTTCATCTGGCTCTACAACATCTGAGCTATGTATAACCTCATCAATAGCAGGAGTTAGCTCTTGTTGTTGTTCCTCATAGGTAGCATCAACAGCAGGAGTTAGTTCATTGCCATCTTCGTCATAAGTTGCCTCAACAGCAGGTGTTAGCTCAACTTGGATTGTTTCATATGTTGCTTCTACGGCAGGCGTATATATGTCACCTGTTGCTTCGCTCTCAACATACTGTTGGTCACGCATTGCATCTTTTTCACCATCAACTGCTTCTGGCACTACTTCTTGTGCTTCATGTGCTAAAAAGCCGTCTACTCTCGTGCCATCAACAACCCATTCAAAGTTTACTGGTCTTAGTGCTTTAACTCTATCAATAGAACCTGTCATTTCTTGCACATCAGTTTTTAGTCTGTAGTCTGAGCTAGTGAGATAGCTAGTTGCTGAATTTAATGTGTTAATTTTACCAACTGCACCATTGGGGTTATCAAATATGATATGGTTACGTAAAGATGTACTATCCGTTGTAGATGATATAGCAGGTGTGCCTAATGCTATTACACCAACCTCAATAGCACCATCTTGGTTAGGAGTTAATGAGCCAACTTCTATTGTGCTTGATACTGTTAAGTCACCTGCTACACTGAGCTTAGCAGTCGGAGCCGAAGTCCCTATACCTACGTTACCGCCTTGTTTAATGGTGACTTGTTGAGCACCAGAATTTACAACTCTTAAATTGCCTTGAAAGTTATCTATGTATTGGTCGCCATAACCAGATGATCTCCACACTACTTGTGGACTATCCGCAGTACCTGAATTAAGATATATACTTCCTGTAGTATTTAGTTCACCTGCTACACTGAGCTTATGAGTCGGACTGTAAGTTCCTACGCCCAAATTACCTGCCGAATTAAGTAGCATTGACTTAGTTTCAGTTGTGTCAATTTCCCATTGTATACTGTTACTTGTCTGCCATCTGTAAGGCGCACTTCCGCTATCAGAAACAGGGGACTTCAATGTTAGTATTCTGTTGTTAGCACCTAAATCTGTCTGTGCTGAGAATACTGATTGGTCAATACCATCTGTAAATAAATGCATCTTAGCAGTCGGTGCTGATAAACCTACGCCCACGTTACCGCCCTCTGGGTTTAACAATAAGTCATAAGTTGCTGCGCTTAAACTTGATACATAGCCTGATTGTATATAGCTTTTAAATCCAGTTGTATTTAATGTGCCAAACAACATACCATTACCACCACTACCCTCAACACATAGATTGGAGTTAGCTTCAGTTATAGTTGAGTTAGATGTACCTAGTATTGCCATTTTAGCAACTGGTGACGTGTGTCCCACGCCAAAATTACCATTACCTAATAGCGTTGTTTTAACAGTGTTATTCGTAATAGTGTAGATTGGAATGTTATCGTATGTACCAAACTGTAAATTAGTTGAAGTACCACTTTCAACGCGCATATACATAGTGCTGTTATCAAGCGCATATACACCCATTTTAGCACCTGCTGTACCAACAGACCACTGCCTAGTGTTACTTGTACCTGTAGTATTAGTTGCACCTGTTACATCTATACCACCTGCAAAGTAACCTTTACCATCACCTTTGACCGAATGACGTAATGTACCACCTGCACTGTACTTACTAAAATAACCGCCTGTAACAGCACCACTTGCCGCATGGTCTATACTTATTATACCGCCATCGCTTTCAAAGTTAGTACCGCTAGTAGAAATGGCAATTCCTTTAGATGTATTAGAAGCACCTGATGTAGCAACATCTATAGCACCTGTTACATCTATACCTGTAGATGTTGTAGCTAGTTTTTCTGCATTATCGTAATACAATGTTACTGCGCCATCAGCAATCGCACGTATCATTCTTTCACCTGTGTATTTGTCAATTAATACATCATTTGAACGTATATACAGATTGCCTGTACCACTATCATCAATAATAGAGTTACTACCATCGTGATAGATTTGTAAGTCTGAGCTAGTACCAAACTTAGCTTTAACACCATCGTTGAACAGTATGTCACCTGTCATTGTACCACCAGCTTTAGGTAGCGCAGCGTCAGCAGTAGTACCTTGCGCGGCAGTAGCATAATCAGAAGAATCAAATGCTTTAACTTGTGCTAGGTTAGTAACCTCAGAGTCCATCAAGGCTCCTGCGGCAGTTACATTAGCAGTATCCGTCACATCAGCAGATGCTTCTATGCCATCAAGTTTAGTACCATCAGCAGCTACGTCGCGGCCATCTACTGTGCCTGATAGGGTTACGCTCCCGGTAAAGTTTAAATTACCTGTGCCTGTGATATCGTGGCTATTAAGACTTAAGTTGCCGCCAAGTTGCGGTGTAGTATCGTCTACAACGTGTGCGAGTCCACCACTTGCAGTTGAGCTAATAACGCCCCCTGCGGATATCGTTACGTTAGTACCAGCAGATATCTCATTTAGAGTTACATCTGCACCTGTAGCTATGCCATCTAACTTTGCGCCATCAACACTTACATCTCTGCCATCAAACGTGCCTGACGTAGTTATGTTGCCTGTCATTGCACCGCCAGATAATGGTAAATAGTTTGTCAATGTTAGTGCATTTACAGCAGTGTTAAGACTTGTAGTTGTTGCATGATTAGTGCCGTCACCAATAAATATATCACCATTATCAAGGTTAGGTACAGCATTGCTACGCCCTGCACCCATTATAAATATACCACCAGCACTTGCGTGTGAACGTGTTACTTTAGCTATTTTCTGTATTTGTGACGACTCACCTGATGGTATTGTTGTAGTTAATGTACCTGTATTTGATACATACAGTTCATCACCTTCACTAAATGCAGATGTATCTAAATTGTGCATTTCACCAAAAGTAATTACCTGACAAGATGCGTTTGCGCTTACAGATGCATCTATAATACCAAAGGCTGGCATCTTACTTGCATTATTGGCATCGGCTTTAGAAACAACAGTA